AGATGGTACTGTTGCCAATGCAACAAGTGCTTCACATGCTTTAACGGCTTCATATGTAGAAACAGCTCAAACAGCTTCATTCGTAACTACTGCTCAAACAGCAAGTTATGTAGAAACAGCTCAAACATCTTCATATGTAGGTGCTGCAAATATAGATGGTACTGTTGCTAATGCAACAAGTGCTTCACATGCTTTAACGGCTTCATATGTAGAAACAGCTCAAACAGCTTCATTCGTAACTACTGCTCAAACCGCAAGTTATGTAGAAACAGCCCAAACAGCATCTTATGTAGAAACTGCTCAAACAGCATCTTATGTAGGTGCTTCAAATATAGATGGTACTGTTGCTAATGCAACAAGTGCTTCACATGCTCAAACATCATCTTATGTAGATTTAGTAGCAGGACCAAATGTAACTATTAACCAAGTAGGTACTAGCTTTGAAATATCGGGTTCTGCAGGTGGTGGAACTTCTTATTGGGAAGAAACCGCAAGTAGTATTAAATTAGACACAGGAGAAACAACAAGAGATGTTGTAGAAATAAATACAGGTGGTGCTAATACATTATCTGGAACATATTCACAAGGTAACTTAGTTATTGGTGATGGGAATACATTTGGTAATGGGCAATTAGTTAGAAGATCATTTATTGGTGGTAACACCGTTATTGTTGGTGTTAGCGAAGCATTTAATACAAGTATTGCTTTTGGTCAAACCCTAACAGTTGAAGGTACTTCAACCTCTGTCTTTGGTGCCTCGCATGTGGTTAAAGGAAATTATAACTTTACTGCGGGTCAAAACAATGATTTATTTGGTGATAATCTTACTTCTATTGGAACTAATAATATTGCAGGAAAAACAACTGCAAATATTAATAAATCAATAGTAATAGGTGAAGATGTTAAATCATATGCTGACAACCAGATCATTATAGGTTTTGGAATTGGAACTGATGCAGGTTGGGGATCATCTAAAGCAATATTTGTAGGACTTGAAGATAGTCGAGCAAGTTCAGGATGGTTTAGTGATCCAGGAACCAATGTAGGAGCTAACTTTGCAGTTGGTGGTAGAGATACAATGAGAACTGATGTTGGTATTATAAAATCAGGAGCTGGTAAAGGTATATTTTATTTAGCTAATTACAATAATACTAACATTTCCGAACCTTCATCTAATATGCCTAGCTCTGTTGCTATGTGGGCTAAAGATGGACCTACAGGAGTTACAGGGTTAACAGTTAAAGATGAAAGTGGTGGTAAGTCATGGATTGGGGGTAGAATTGGTGTAAATAATGTTACCCCAACTGCTACTATACATGCTACTGGTGAAGGTTCAACAAGTGGTACAACAAATCTTTTATTAGAAAATGATAATAATGATGAATTAGTTAAAGTATTAGATGATGGAACTGTTATATTTACAGGAACAGTTTCAGGATCTACATTTTCAGGTTCATTCGTTGGTGATGGTAGTGGATTAACTGGAACTGGTGGTGGAGGAGATGATCCAACTACTTCTACAAAAATATTTGTTTGGTTTAGTACAATGTAATATGGGAATAAGTATAAAAAAAGGAAATGGTGGTTACCTAGGAATTGATACTAGAGCTAATATTACATCTAGTATAGGATCAATATCTATGAGAAAACATCGTCTTGAAAGATTAGATGGAAATTTTGAACCCTCTGGAGAATTCCTCTTTGAAGATACTTTTTCTACCGGAGACTTATCCAAATGGACTACAGTAGATGAATCCTCCACTAAAAAATGGATATGTGGTCAAAAAACTAAAGGTAATGATGGAGCAATCAAAACAATACCATCAGGTTCATCCCACGCAGCATATATTTCAGATGACAATGATAACAATGATTACACATCAAATACAGAATGTCATATGTATTTTGATTTTGACATACCATCAGGAGCAACTTCCTTAACATTAACTTTTGAATGGATGTGTTATGGAGAAAATGGCTCAGGTGCAAGTAGTTTTGATTTTGGATATATAATGTTCTGTGATACATCATTTACTCCAAGTGCAGGTACAGGTTATGGTTTAAATGGAACTGGATATGAAAGAATTGTAGGATCCAATGTAGCTACCAATACCAATAATGGTAAATTTAATAGTGAAGATTCAGATTCAAGAGCAGGAACCTCAGCTGCAAGAAATGCCTTTTATGGAGAAGATATAACTATAGATGGAACTGAAATCTCTACTGGAACTTTATGGAATACTGGAGTAACTAGAAGAATTGTTTTTAGTTTTGAAAGTGATAGTAGTGTTCAAAATCAACCTGCATGGACAATTTCAAATGTTAGGTTAAAAGCAAATGTATAATGGGTAAAAAAGGAAATAGTGGATATTCAAACCCCGACACACGATCAGGAACTAATGAAGTGTATAGTGGATCTTTAGGTTCTACTCAACATTATTTAGAAAGACTTAATGGTAGACTAAATAGTGGGTTAGAGCCGGCTGTTGGTTATTCTGTTTGGGTTAGATCAACTGAAGGAGTTACTAAAGATGGATCTAATAATGTATCTCAATGGGATGATAAAAGTGGAAATGGAAATAATTTCATACAAAATGTATCTGGAGATTTTCCAACCTTTACACCCGTTAACTCTGCTATGAATAATTTACCTAGTATAGATGCAGCTAATGAAGATTCTATGGAAACAGCTGATGATTCTACATTAGATGCTTCTGGGGGGTTTTGTTTATATGTAGTAGCCAAAAGAAATTCATATCCTTCTCAATTTTCTTTTTTTGTTAGTAGAACAAATGGAACAACTTGGGGAACCGGGTGGGGAATATATTATTATGCCAGTAAGTTAAGATTTTTTATAGATTATTGGAATGATGGTGATAAAAGAGTAGAATTAAATGGGGCAGGAACCTCAAATGTAAATATTTACAAGTTCCATTACGATCAAACTACAATGACGGCTGAACTTATAGGTCCTGATGCTGAATCAGGAACACAAGCTCAAACTTCAACTGATCTAAATGCTTCGGGGGAAGGAATTTCTTTAAATAGAGGAGGATCTGATGCTTATGATGGTGATTGGGATTATGGAGAACTTATTTGGTATCCAACCCCTCTAAACTCAGCAGGGCAACTACAAACAGAAAATTATTTAAAAGATAGATACAACATCACATAAAAATAGAATAAAATGTCATATATAAAAATAGGAAAATATTATGGAGCTAATCCATTATCTCCCACATATCAATTTAAAGAAGTTTTAGATAAAGATTATCTAGATATTTCATGTGTTGAGTATTGGTTTAAAATAGGTGAAGAAGCAGGGGTAGATTATATATACCAAAAAGAGGGTGCAATAGGTTTTATATCTGCTTTAGGAGGGTTTGAAAACTTAACTGAATATGATAAACCTTACGCAGCTAGTAATTTTTGTGTTGGTAAAGATGATAGAGATACTATATACACAGATGCTGAGCAAGAAAATTTTTGGAAAGAATTTATTAATAATTCTCAAGAAGCTAGAAAAATAAGGTGGAATAGCTCAAAATCTTTTATATCTTATAGATTAACTCCATCTCAATCAGATGAAGTAGCTAATGATACTTTATTACTAAATGAAAAATATGTATATTATGGTATAGAATCAAAGACTACTAATAATGTTGATGGTTTATTTGATTATATTCAAGGAACTTCTATTTACAATGAATCAGGTTTTCCTTCAAAATCATACTATACACCCTCATTAGAAAATGGGGTTATGAATTATTTAAATGGTACTTATAATACAACATCATAAAATTAAAAATTAAAATAAAAATAAAATGGAATATTTAAACGCAGGAGCAAATATAACCTCAGGATCATTCACTACTGTACTTACTTCAGGGGCTACAGATAAATGTTTAATAAAATCAGTTCATTTAACTAATATTACAAGTTCAAATGCTGAGGTTACAATGACATGGGTTGATAGTAGTGATAGTAATGCTGAATATCATTTAGCTAGTAGTGTTGTAGTACCTAATGCTTCATCATTCCAAGCTATTGATGGTACCTTAGTATTGGATAATAACGATTCACTAAAAATTACAACATCTGTAAGTGGTAGTATTAATGCTACCATATCTTATGTACAGATTTTAAATAGTGAAGGATAAAAATAGATATTATCTTTTGGCATTCTAAAATTAATTTACCGTATTTATAACAGATAAAATTAAAAAAATGGCTTTAAAAATTACAAACTCAACACCAACAGATAAAGGTGAAACTACTAGTTTATATTTCCATATTACTGAATATTATAGAAATAAAGATGGATACTGTATGTTTCCAGTAGTTTATTTTAAAGATGAAAGTAAGGAAGATAGAGTAGAGATATTCTATGGAGATTTAAAAAAGAAGTTTGAATTTCAATTAGATCCTGATGAAATTGGGGTTGAAAAGATAGAAACAATGGCTTATAATAAAATAGCAGAATCTCTAATGGAATGTGGAAAAACTGTACAATCTGATGTGTCAGGTAAATGGGTACAATATATAACAGAATAATATAAAATTTATAATTAATCATAAAAGTTTTTAAAAATGGAAGACAACAAAGTTTTAACAGAAGAAGAAATTAAATTAATTACTGATTTAAGATCACAGTTTCAAGGATTAACCCAAATGACAGGGGAAGTTAGTGTTCAAATCATGGATTTAGAAATTAAAAGAGATCAATTAAAAAATAATCTCTTTGAGTTACAAAAACAAGAAAACGAAATTATAGGTAATATTGAAGAAAAATACGGAAAAGGAACTATTTCTTTAGAAACAGGCGAGTTTGTTTCACAAGACTAGACTTTACAGATTTTTCTACATATTTATAATTAAATACAATAAAAAAAATACTTTAAAAATCAAATAAAATGGCAGAAAAATTAATATCTCCAGGAGTATTAACCAGGGAAAGAGATCAATCATTAATCACAGCAGGTCCTATTGTAGCAGGAGCTGCAGTTGTTGGTCCTACTGCAAAAGGTCCGGTTGAAATTCCAACATTGGTTACAAGTTATACAGAATATGAGGCTGCTTTTGGTACTACTTTCAACAGTGGTTCAGACACCAAAGAATTCTTAACTTCAGTTTCCGCAAAAAATTATTTTAATAATGGTGGTGAAACTTTACTAGTAACTAGAGTAGTTTCAGGATCATCATTTTCAGCTGCATCTTCATCTTTTATTTCAGGAAGCACAGCAGGTGCTATTGCAAGTGGAAGTGCATTTACATTAGAAACTTTAGGTGAAGGGGAAATCATGAATAGTGATTCTACAGCTAATGGTAATGGTGTATTAGCAGATGGTACAGATGATAATTTAAGATGGGAAATTTCAAATAGAGATACTGCTTCAGGAACATTTACCTTAGATATTAGAAGAGGAAATGATTCAACAAGAGAAAAAGCAGTTTTAGAATCCTATATTAATTTAAGCCTAGACCCAAAATCAAATAATTACATTGCTAAAAGAATTGGTGATCAAAAATTATCTGTTTTAGATGACGGTGGAAGTAAATATCTACAAAAACAAGGACAATATTCTAACGTATCTAGATATGTAAGAGTAAGTTCAGTAGAATTAAAAACACCTGATTACTTAAAAAGTGATGGTTCTATTAATAGTCTAGAATTTGCAGATTATATCCCAGTAGCACAAAGTGGAGCTATGGGGGCAGCTACAGGTGATGTTTTAGGAGATGGTAGTGATACTTACAATGATAATATTTCAACTGTAACTCAAGGTATAACTGAGGGAGATTATAATGTTGCTATTAATTTATTAGGAAATAAAGATGAATTTAATTTTAATATTATTACAACCCCAGGTTTAGTATATGATGAACATAATGCAGCTCTTGATTTATTAATTGGGATGGTTGAAGATAGAGGAGATGCTATTGCTGTTGCTGATTTAAAAGTATATGGAGCCAAAATTGCTGAAGTAGTATCAAAAGCAAGTAGTTTAAATACTTCATATGCTGCTAGTTACTGGCCTTGGTTACAAATTAATGGGAAATGGGTTCCTGCTTCAACTGTAATGCCTGGTGTTTATGTTTCAAGTGATAATGCTAGTGAAGCATGGTTTGCACCTGCAGGTATGAAAAGAGGAGTTATTACAGCTCAAGATACAGAAAGAAAATTAACACAATCAAATAGAGATACTTTATATGCTGGAAAAGTAAATCCAATCGGAACTTTCCCAAATAAAGGTATTGTAGTATTTGGTCAGAAAACATTACAAACTAAAGCAAGTGCTCTAGATAGAGTAAATGTTAGAAGGTTATTGATTGAATTGAAAGGATATATTTCACAAATTGCTGATACATTTGTTTTCGAACAAAATTCAGTTGCTAATAGAAATAGTTTCTTAGCTCAAGTTAATCCATATTTAGAAAGTGTTCAACAAAGACAAGGATTATTTGCTTATAAAGTAATAATGGACGAATCAAATAACACAGCAGATGTTATTGATAGAAATGAAATGGTAGGAGCTATTTATGTTCAACCAACTAAAACTGCCGAATTCATTTACTTAGATTTCAACATTTTACCAACAGGAGCTACTTTCCCGGCATAAAAATTTGAATAGTAAATATTTATAAACAAACGAATAATAAAATAAAGATAAAATGGCAGTATTAGATCCAAACGAAATATTTTTCACCGCATTTGAACCAAAACAACAGAATAGATTTGTTATGTATGTGGATGGGATGCCTTCATATATAATCAAGGGTGTTAGTGGAATGGGATTCTCACAAGATGAGATCAAATTAAACCACATCAATGTTTATAGAAAGATTAAAGGTAAATTACAGTGGAATGATATTAACTTAACGTTATTTGATCCAATCACACCTTCTGGAGCTCAAGCAGTAATGGAATGGACAAGATTACACCACGAATCAGTTACAGGTAGAGATGGTTACTCTGATTTCTATAAGAAAGATGTAGTAATTAATGTTTTAGGACCTGTAGGAGACGTTGTTTCAGAATGGGTAATTAAAGGAGCATTTATCAAATCTGCTGAATTCGGTGAATATAACTGGGATAATGAAAACGCAGCCCAAAACTTAACTCTGTCATTAGGTATGGATTACTGTGTATTGAACTTCTAATACAAGAAGAAAATATTTTTAAATTAGAGCTTGGCTTTGCCAGGCTCTTTTTTTATCTTGGTATTTATAACAAGAATTTAGGTTATTAACAAATAAAATTTATATGGAAAATCAAGAACAAAATTTATTCCCTACGGAAACGGTTGAATTACCTTCAAAAGGGTTAATTTATCCTGAAGATCATCCCCTAAGAAGTGGAAAAGTGGAAATGAAGTACATGACTGCTAAAGAAGAGGATATCTTAACAAACCAAAATTTCATTGAGAAAGGAGTTGTATTGGATAAATTGTTAGAATCACTAACAATGAAGAAATTCAATATTAAAGACATACATCCAGGAGATAAAAACGCGATTTTGGTAGCTTCCAGAATATTGGGTTACGGTAAAGATTACGAATTTGAATACGAAGGCACCAAATACACTGTAGACCTATCGTTAATCGATAATAAACCGTTTAATACGCAGAATCTCACAGAAAAAGGCTACACTAAGTATACTCTTCCATCAAATGATCAAGAACTCATAGTTAGATTTTTAACTGAAAAAGATGAGGAAGATATTGAGAAGGAAATTAAAAATTCTTCTAAAGTAGGAGTACAATCAGGTGAAGTAACAACTAGACTAAAACATCAAATTATGGCTGTAGGTGATACTACAGATAGAAATGAAATTAGGAGATTTGTTGAAAATCATTTACTAGCAAGGGATTCAAGAGCATTAAGAAATTACATTAAAGAAGAATCTCCAGATGTTGATTTAAAATTTACAGCTGACAGTGGTGAGGAGGTCGCTATTCCTATTACTCTTAACTTTTTTTGGCCTGACCTCTAAAGTTGCTCCTCAAGTGAGGAAAAATTTATTTACCCAAATACACGAAATAATATTTCATGGCAATGGTGGATATAATTGGTATGATGTTTACAATATGCCTATATGGTTAAGAAAGTTTACATTTAATAGTATTAATAAATACTTCCAGGATCAGAATGAAGCTCAAGAAAAAAGTCAAAATGATATTGATTTATCTAATCCTGATAAAGGTAAATTACCTGAAAGGTCTAAAGTACCTATACCCTCTTATGTTACAAAGGCATCCAAAAAGTGATGCCTTTTAATATTTATAACAAAACTAGTTTACAATGGCTAATTTAGATGATTTAAAAAAACAACTTGAGGGACTTAAAAAAGACTTAAAAAATCTTAATGGTAAAGATTTTATAGATATTGATACTAGTAGTATAGAAAATACTAGAAAAGGTATTGAAGCTATTAATGCTCAAATTAAAATAGCTAAACAACAAGCCGAAGATCTTAAAAATCCTTTTCAATCAATAAATGCTCAATTAAGAGCTATAACTGATGAATGGAAGAAGAATTCTAATGGAGTAAAAAGAGCAATCCAGTCTACAGATAAGATTAGAACTATTACCCAAAAAATAGAAGATCACCAAAAAGGGTATAATTCATTATCATCTAAAGATTTAGAAAATCAAAAAGGTAAATTAAAATCATTTCAAGACCAAATTTCATCATCTGAATTAGAAATTAGAAATTTACTCACTCAAAATGACCTTACAGAGAAAAATTTATATTTAGATAAAGCCGGAAATAGATTAAGTGATGAAAATATAAAAAAAAGAGCTGAGGAATTAGGTTTATCTAAAAAACAGTTTGAAAGTATACAAGGTATATTAGAATCTAATACCGAAAATTTATCCATCCATGAGGATATAAATAATGAATTAGACAGAGAAATCAAAAAAATAAAAGAAATAGAAGATAATCTTGGAGTAAAAACATTTTCAGGGTTAGAAGATATTTCAAAATCAATTCCTGGTTTAAGAAAATTTGCTGCTCCCTTCCAAGATGCTTCTAAAGCAGCAAAAGATCAAGCTATTTCAAATAAGATGAATTTTGATAATGCTAAAGGAATATCTAGAAATTCTCTTAATGCCCTAAAAACTGGAAAAGGCCTTAATGCTGAAAAGATTAAAGAATTAGGTCTTCAAGACAAATTAGGAAATCTTACAGGTAAAGCAGCAGCAAATAAAGCTAAATCATTGGGGATAACCAAACAAGCAACTGCTGCCATAAGTCCTATGAAAGCTGGGTTTAAATCTTTGGGGGGAGCTATTAGAGGAGCATTTGGTCCTATAGGCATAGCTCTTATAGCTATTCAAGCTATAATAAAAGTAGTTAAGTTTTTTGTGGGAGCTATGAATGAAGCTTCTGTTGCTTCTGCAAACTTATCGAAAACTTTACTAGTAAGTCGAGAAGAAGCTAGAGGTATATATGATGAAGTAAAAAGACTAACAGTTGCAACTGAAGGAGTTTATATAAATGCTACTAAATACCTAGAAACTTTAGGAGGGATAAATGATCAATTAGGATTCCAATTAGATTTAGTTACTGGATTTGGTAATAGAATAAAAAATAATATTCAATTTTCAGCCATCTTAGCAAGACAAATAGGTCTTTCAGCAGATGCTCAAACAAGATTATTATTAGATGCTGAAGCTACAGGAGTTACTTCTGAAGAATATACTAAATCTTTATTAGGAAGACTTCAACTTCAAAGCATTGAAACTGGATTACAATTTGATGCTAAAAAAACTCTAGAAGAATCAACACAAATATCTGGAAATTTAAGGGCTAATTATAGAGGAAGTACTGAAGCTCTAGCTCAAGCGGTTTATCAAGCTAAAGTTTTAGGTTTTAATTTAAAAGATGTTGAAGGGATTAGTAATAATTTATTAAACTTCCAAAGTAGTATTGAAGCTGAAATGGAAGCTGAATTATTAACCGGAAGGCAGCTTAATCTTGAAGAAGCTAGAAGATTTGCCTTAATGGGTGAAACTGCTAAAGTAGCAAAAGAATTAACAGATCAAGGCATAACATATTCTAAATTTACAGAATTTAATGTAATTCAAAGACAAGCCATAGCTAAATCTTTAGGTATGGAAGTAAATCAAATGGCCGATGTTCTGAAAAAGCAAGAAGATAATTTTAATCTTCAAAAAGCTTTTCAAAACTTAAAAGTTGCGGGGATAAAAAATGAATTAGGTGTTGAAATTAAATCAAGAAAAGATTTAGTTGAAGCAGCACAAAAAAGTGCTAAGGCTGAAGCTATAATAAGAGAACAACTAGGAGAACAAGCCCTTGCAAGTTTAAAAGCCCAATCAGCTCAAGAAAAATTTAATGATTCTTTAGAAAGAGCTAAAGATACTTTTAAAAAGTTTGTTGATGGTGGGACCTTAGATAAATTAGCAGAATCTCTTCAAGTTTTAGTTGAAGCCTTAGTAGGAGGAGGTCCTACAGGTGTAGAACAAGCTGAAAAGATAGAAGAAAAAAATAATATTTCTATTTCTTCATCCCAAATTGATAAATTAGAAAAATTAGATGAGCAAATTGAAGATAATACTCAAAGTGCATTTTCTATTATTTCGGATGGGGTAGATAAGGAGATGAAACTTAAGAAAGAAAGATTATTAAAAGAACAAAATGAATATTTAAAGTTTCTCTCCCAACAAGATGAGATAATTACATTTTCTTCTCTCTCTGAAGAAGCACGTACCAAAGTTAATGATATGGCTATATCAGGTAACTATTCTCCATCTGAAATTGTACAATTTGAGCAACAAGAAATTGATTTGGCTAATATAAAATCATTAGACATAACTAATGCCGATAAAGGAGACGATTTCATTATACGTCCAGGTCAAAAACCACTTAAATATAGGAAAGATGATGTGATTATTGGTGGTACTAATTTAGATGGAGGTAAAGGAAATGGTAGAACTGAACAACTCCTAGAACGTTTAATAATGGCAGTAGAACAAGGACAAAATATTTCAGTTGATGGTAATAGATTAAATACCGCAGTTGCAATGAATACCTCCAAATTTGGAGCATAAAATTTTAAAATTTAAATATTTATAACAAAACATAAATTATGGGATTACTAGACAAATTAAGACAATTAGGATCAGTATTATCAAACTTAAATGGTGGTGTAGCTTCTACACCGGATTTTAGAGGTTCAAAATTACATGATGAATACTCAATTAATAATAACCCTAATATAGTAGATAAACCTGCCCCTTCAAATTTAGATTTAGAGGGTCAAGTTCCTCCTACTAACTATAGAGATAACTCACCTGAAGGAAAAACATTCTAAGAGTAGATGTTAATTGAATTAAAAACAAAACTAAAGTCCCTAAAATTTGGACAAACAGATAAACCTGGGGGGAAAGCTCTAAATGATGAGGGAAAAGAACCCGGTAGGTTTGCTCAACAACCTTATATCAGAAAAGAAATTCCGGGTGCTGATGGATCCTTTGTAGATAATAATAATGATCCTATTCCATACACAGGTCCTGGTATTTTAGGTACAGGTGGACCCGATATAATAATTAGAGGTGGTGCTTTATCTGTAACTAGATCTGTTAAAGATGTTAGCCGATTAACTCAAATGTTTGCTGACACTACTAATGGTGCTAGAGGTATACAATACACAGTTAAAGAAAATATCTTATCCAAAACATCAGTTAGAACTGAGGCATCTAAAGGTCCTTTAAATCAAGGAACTTACTTACCTACTTCAACAATAGCACAAGCTGGGGTTAATGCTTTTGGTGGGCATTTAAATCATTTAGGTATAGATCCTACAGGGTTAACTATTTTAGGTGTTCAAAAATATGAAAATGTATTCCATTCTGATGGTATTACAGGAGAAAAAGATCAATTGATATCCTTTAATAGATTATATAAACTACATCAAGGTCAATTAGAAGCAAAAGAATCAGGAGACTCAAGTCTTTTAGGGAAAATAGGTAGTGCTATAAGTAATACTTTTGGAGGTATTGATTATTTTCCTAATAAAACTACAATATTACAATATGGGGGAGGTCCTTCTTCTGTTGGTGGTATAGGTCAAACTTCAATTAAAACTGCTGAGTATACAATAGGTAAAAGATTTAAGGGGTTTGTAGAAAATAAATTCCAATTTACTCCTGGAGATGTGAATGGTGTAAATATTACAACAAACCCTCAAAGTAGATTCACTAATGTGGGTGCTCCCAATTCTGAAACTTCTTTAATAGTTAATGATGGTATAATAGATTATTCTAAATTAAACCCATCTGATTTTAGAAGAAATTTAAAAGAGTATAAAGAGCTTAAAAATTCACCTACTCCTTCAAGTAAAGTACTATCCCTATCTCCTGATTATAATAATTCTAAAAAAAATATTCATGGTAGAGTTAATCTAGGAGACCCAGGTAAACGTAATACAAAAGATAATAAAAATATATGGAATTATAGTGCAGATAATCTTGAAGCTCTAGATACAATTACATCATCAGATACCATATTAGTTTCAGGACCATCAGAAAGTAGTATAAATGATCTAGTTCAATTTAGAATTGCTGATGTTTGGAATAGTAAAGGGGATGGTACCGCAGTTTATATGCACTTTAGAGCATTTTTAGATAGTTTTAATGATGCTTATAATGCAACTTGGAATCCTGTAAATTATGTTGGTAGAGGAGATACATTATACAATTATGGAAATTTTAATAGAACTATAAATGTAAGTTTTACAGTAGCAGCCCAATCTAAACCAGAATTAATGCCTATGTATAAAAAGCTAAATCATTTAGCTTCAACATTAGCTCCTGATTATTCAACAGGTGGGTTTATGAGAGGAAATATTACTAGACTAACAGTAGGGAGTTATATAAGAGAACAACATGGTTTTATATCAAGTTTAACTTACGATGTACCTCAAGAATCTCCTTGGGAAATAGCTATTGATAGTAAAGGTGATGGGGGTCCAAATAGAGAAGATGCAGGTCAAACTAAAGAATTACCTCACGTTATTAAAGTATCAATGACATTCACCCCAATTCATAACTTTTTACCACAGAAAGTACAGTCACATGGGAATCCAAAACAAAAATATATTTTGGGTAATGGATTATCTAAAAAAAAATAATTTAAATGAAACGTTACGCTAATACAAAAATAGAGAAAAATACTAATCCTGATTTAAGAACTTTAGGGTTAAATTATTATACTCAAGCATCATATCCTGAAATTCCTCTTAACGAAAATGATATTTATGTTTTGACTGATGAAGGAGATAGATTAGATTTATTAGCGAATCAATTTTATAATGACATAACATTATGGTGGATAATATCAATAGCTAACCCTGATGTTATAGATTTTGGGTCAATTTCAATTACTCCGGGGACTCAATTAAGAATTCCCGTAGATTTAAATTCAATAATAAGTAGTTTTAATTCATTAAATGAAAAATAGTTATGGGGAATATATTAGGAGAAAATTTTCATCCAAAGATTAAGAAGCAGATAGATGTTAGACAGGAGTCTTTAGGAACATATTCTAATATCCCTTCAAAAGATTTAATCTATTATCAAAACAAAACTCCTTTTTTAAAGTTAGCAAGCTCTGTAAACCTTGAAAAAAATGGTAAAAATACAATTTTACTGAGAGACTTACTAGAAGTAAATGAAAATGATATTGTTGGTGGAGGATTAGCTAAAAAATGTATTTTACATGGAGGGGTTGTAGATAAATCCTCACCAACCCCCCAATCTGGGTTAAGATTTAAAAATGATAATCTATTTAGTGGCGCTTATGGATGGGGTGGTGGAGAAAGAGGATTTGTTCCTCAACCTGGAATAACAGGTGCTGATGTAACTTATTATAATAATGGAGCCTTATCAAAATGCACAGTTAATATTAAGTGTTTTAGCAGAGAGCAATTTGCTATAATAGATGCCCTTTATATGAGACCTGGATTTGGAGTGTTGTTAGAATTTGGATGGAGTTTATATTTAAGCAATGATAATAAAGTATTATCTACTCCTCGATTTAAATCCCCAGCTTTAGAAAAATTTTTCAAAGGAGAAGATAAAGATAATTTTGCAATCTACAAACTAATCCAAAAAGGAAGACTAGATTATGATGGTAACTATGATGGAGTTTATGGTAAGATAAGTAAATTTGATTGGAGTTTTAATAACGATGGGAGTTATGATATCACAATTCAAATCACAGGATATGGAGATGCAATAGAATCTTTAAAAATTGCCAATCCTTATGTAAATATTCCTAATAACATCTCTAAAGAAGAACAAACTCTTTTTAAAGATATTGCTAATTTTTTTAAAGAAGATGATAATAAAGAAGATGGTAAAGATTCTATAACTAAAATTAGTCTCCTTCATAAAAAATTGTATGATATTAAAACTAAATCCTTAAAAGATGGAATAGTTTCTGATAATAAAAAAATTATATCTTTTGAAGGAACTACTATAAGAATAATACCAAGTTCCCAAAATCCTAAGGAATATAATAGCTATATAAGTTTTAAAAATCTACTCTTTTTAATAAGGCAAACTCTTTTTCTTCAAACTGATAACCAATACCCTTTATTTGATTTTGATATATTAGTTAATAGGGGTAAAGATGCTAAAGATTTTTTTGTCTTTACTAAAAATTCTTTTTCTTCTGACCCTCAGAAAGTATTGGTTTCTTTTAATTTAGAAAATTTTTTAAATAACAAATTAAATGAAGAAGAAAAGAAAAATATTAAATTTTTAAATGAAAAAACTGATTTAAAAAATATAAAGGACTATTCTATTGAAGATAAAAAAGTAAATTCAACAAAAGGTAATAACAAGTTTTTAGGGGATTTAAGAAATATTCATTTAAACATAGACGAAATATTTAATCTAATCTCATTATCAATAGATAGTAAAGGTAATATAACAATATTTGATTTACTAAATGATATATTAAACTTAATCAATAACTCCTTAGGAGGTATTAATAATCTAACCTTAAGATTAGATAATGATACTGGATTAATCAAGATAATGGATTTATCCCCACTTATGTTAACTAATGTAGATAAAAAAGAAATTGCAAATTTTAATTTATATGGTTTTAATACCACCCAAAACCAAAATGGAGAAGTAATTAGGTTAGGAAGTTTTATCCGAAATATTGATCTATCCTCAGGACTTACAGATGATTTTGCAACTATGATATCTATAGGAGCAGCATCTAACTCTATAACAATTGATTCAAATACTACTTCATTTAAAAATTATAATAAGGGTTTAAAAGATAGAATTGTTCCTAAAGTTTTTTTACCTTCGGATGAAGAAGAATCATCATCATCCTCATTAACAGATAAACAAAAACTAGATGAAAAAATCAATAAGTATAAAGTAAACCAAAAGGAAAATGCTTTAGAAGATTTTAAGAAACTGTATGTAGATCTTCAATTTGATTTTGATGTTATTTCTTCTTTTACAACTTTTAATGAAGGATATCAAAAATTATTAATCCAAAAAGACAGTTTAGATAAAGGTACATCCCCATTTTTTGTTCCCTTTAATCTTAAACTAACAATGGATGGTTTAGGTGGGATGAAATTATATCAAAGATTTGAGATGGATCAAAAAGTATTGCCTCCTATGTATGATGGTCAAAATATTGATTTAATTATTAAAGGTATAAATCATTCAATTACCCCTTCAGGTTGGACAACCACATTAGATTCATTATCGGTTCCAAAATCAACAGCTGAATAATATGTACTATCCTAAAAATAGAATTAAAACCAATTTAGTAGCTAATAAAGGAGAATTTGTCTATAAAAAAGACAAAAAACCTTACCAAGGTCTATATTGGAAGACATATGATGGGAAGATGTATGCGGGGCAAAATCCAAATATTAAACCTCATTATGAGATAGAAAAATTAGTTATAGCAGAAACTCCAGAAAACCCAACATTAATCACATCAATAGATTTGGATTCGGAAGTATCTTTAGAGTATGCTAAACTAAAAAATGTAGATTTAACTAAACCTACAGATAAATTTCTACCTCAAATGTATTATCCAACACCAACGGATGAGGATTATGAGTTAGGTGAATTTACACGATATTTTGTAAAAAAGAATAATGAAGTAAAATATCTAGAAGTAACTAAAGAAACATATAATAAAATATCTAAGCAAAATGGAGAGTGGGCTTGGGAATTATTTAAACCATTTACTCTAACATGGCTTATAAAAGGTGAAGATGAGACAGTGTTTATAACAAACAGGAACTTAACACAACTAAAGGAAAAAGATTTAAAGATAAGAGGGCTACAAGAATTCCTAAAAGCTAACTATTTAAAGTTTTGGAGGCCTGAATAATCTTTCGTATATTTATAACAAATAAAAATAAACAAACATGGACAAATTTGACTTAAAAAAATATTTAGCTGAAGGTAAATTACTAAAAGAAGAAGAATCAATACAACTCTCTCCTGAACAAATAGAAGATTTTAAAGAAAGAATGCTAGACATTTCAAATGATGAAGATAGAGAATATGCTATAGGTGAGGCAGGAAATGTTTTAGCAAGAATTTTAACTGATGGTGAAGCCGAATTTATTGAGGATGTAGAAGAATTTGATTATGACCCTGATGAAGTTGAAGAATTTGCTCAAAACTTAGCAAGTGAAATTTTATAACAAATAAACAACAATTATGGACTCTTTCGATCTAAAAAAATATTTAGCTGAAGGTAAATTACATGAAGAAACCCCTAATTCACTAAGAGATGAACTAATTGATATGGGTAAAGGTATATGCTCTACAAATGGCTTCCTTAATTGTCAATTATTCGCTCAACTAGTTTCAGATGAAACAGAAATCCTAAAATTACCTCAAGTTAAGGATATGCAAATAGGTGATATTTTAGTTTGGGGTAGATGGGAAGACAACCCACCAAGACACTATAGCATATTCATTGGTAATGGTGAGGTTATGGAAGTAGAAGGTTGGGGAGAAAAAATGAGAATAATATCTTTTGAAGATGTCAATAATGAATATGAAGGTATGTTAGAAATATTTAGACCCAATTATAACAAATAAATAACATCTTCTAATACAATTTGGCTCCGTAAGGAGCCATTGTTATCTTTACATCCAAATAAATTAAAGGTTATGTTTTGGTTAATTGAAATTGAAAATCAATTAAACGTATTAAAATCAAGTAGTTATAGAGATGCATTTATCGAAGTAATCCCTTATAGCTACAATACTCATTCATCACAAAATGACATATGTGCTGTTTATATTAGACCGTTAGATGCGACAAAAGGTTTTATGTTGCCTATTTCCCATAGTGAAACGTTACTGTTGGATATAGACAAGATAAAACACGTAATAAACAAATTTGATGCGGTATACGTAAGAGATAGAAAAGAATTTCTCAACTATTATCAAAACAAAAACACTTTTGACATATCCACCCCACCTAACCCTCCGTATATACGAGAATTAACACAATGTCATCAATTTTATTATAACACCTATCAAGACCTTGGGGATATAAACAGAATAATCCCTATTGTTAAACACTATGAAATGTGTGAAGCCATGTTTGAGACTTTAAAAGGGAATATCCCAAAGGAAGTAAATAAATTCTACAACACAAAAGCAACCCTAGTGTTTAACCACATTGAGAGGAATGGATTGAAAGTAAACCGAGATAAGTTTCAGACTACATTCCATAATATAAAGGAAGATTTAGTTTATACGGAGTATAATTTTAAAACATTAACAGGAAGACCAAGTAATATATTTAGAGGCATAAATTATGGAGCAATTAATAAAAAAAATGGAGACAGAGAAATCTTTATACCGCGTAATGACAAAATGGTTGAGTTGGACATTGGTGCTTACCATCCTACTCTTTTGGCTAAGCTTACAGGCTATACTTTTCCCCCTGGTGATATTCATGAAAGCTTTAGTGAAATGTACGGAGTTGATTACCAAAAAGCGAAAGAAATCACATTTAAACAAATGTATGGGGGAATCTGGAAAGAATATAGGGATTTGGAATTTTTCAAAAGAGCGCAGGAATATATAGATAGTTTGTGGCAAAAGTTTCAAGAAGAAGGTTTTGTGGAGTGTCCAATATCCAAACATAGATTTGTAAAAAGTGCATTAAATGACATGAATCCGCAAAAACTATTGAATTATTTACTTCAAAATTTGGAGACGTCACTTAATGTTTGTATTATGTGGGATATAATAAAGATATTAAAAGATAAGAATACAAAGTTGGTACTTTACACATATGATGCGTTCTTGTTTGATTTAGACAGAAATGAAAAAAATGAATTTAAACAAATCCAAGAATTATTTAAAGATCGAGGATTAAACACAAAATTAAGTTATGGAGACACTTACAACTTTGAATAAAAAAGATAATATGTATAATGTAGACGATTTTACTGAAATTAATACATTAAATATAAAAGATTTGAACAACAGGTTATTTGCAACATTCACTACTCTTGATGAGTTAGATGGACTATTAGAAAACATTACCTCTCAGTATGATATCTTATATAGAAAGATATTTGTATTATATATAAAAAGTAATGATGAGTATGTTTGTACTTACAACGTAGAGCAAGGAAATGTTAGTTCAATTCCTCAAAATACAATTTTGGTTCATAGAAAGAAAGAATCAAATACACTTTACACTATAAATGCTTTAAATGAGCTAATTAAAAAATTAAATGGAGGGGTAGTTGATACCAAATTCCCAATTAATTGGCAGCATTATAGAAATACGGTTTTGCTAACACAACACAATGAGCTAAAACAACTAAAAACAAAGATTTATAAAATCTTAGAAGTATAGTTGGCTCCCCGAAGGAATGTTCGTACATTCAATCAACATAAACATTTTAAAATTAAATTAGTTATATTATGGATTTAAATGCAATTAAGCAGAGATTAAATGACTTCAACACTCAAAATGAGAAGAGGTCTGGAAACAGTAATGGTGAAAAGAAGAATTATTTCTTTAGACCTACTGTAGGAAAGGAAACAGTTAGAGTAGTTCCTTCAAAAACTAATCCCTCATATCCTTTTACGGAGATGAAGTTTTACTATGGGATTGGAGATATTAAGGTTATGGCTTCACCTGCAAATTGGGGTGATAAATGTCCAATTGAAGAATTTGTTAAACAGTTAAGACAAACAAGTGATAGTGAAAATTGGAGATTAGCAAAGAAACTAGATCCGAAAGTTAGAACATTTGCACCTATTATTGTTAGAGGACAAGAAGATGAAGGTGTTAAATTATGGCAGTTTGGTTCTATGGTTTATCAAGATTTTTTAAACATGGCAGATGATACTGAAGTTGGTGATTACACTGATATTGTAGAAGGTAGAGATATTAAATTAACTACTGTAGGGCCTGAAGTTACAGGAACATCTTACAATAAAACAACAGTTGCACCTTCAATGAAAGTTACAACATTATCTAATGATGAAGCTGTAGTTAAAACTTTATTAGAAGACCAACCAGATCCAATGTCAATTTTTAAGAGATATTCTTACGAGGAAATCAAATCTAATTTAGCTAAATTCTTATCTCCTGAAGATGAGACTGAGGGTGAAATTATTTCTGAAGCTCCTCAACCATTTGATACGGATGCAAAATCATCTACACCATCAGCTAATTATTCATTAGATACAAGTAAATCAAAACAATCTAAAACAGATAAATTTGATGATTTGTTTAGTGATGATAGCGAAGCAGATGATAATGATTTACCGTTTTAATTAATCTTTAAAAATATACATTATGGCAAAGAGAAGAAAATCTCTATCGGAGGCAGCCTCTTCGGAAATTAAATCCAACTTCAATTTAGAGGGTTTTAAGAGTAAAAAAGGATTAACATCCAAGGCTAAATTTAAAGACCAAGAATGGATTCCACTTTCGGATGCTTACAAAGATGTTTTGTCAGTTCCTGGGATTCCAATGGGGCATATTGTATTACTTAGAGGTCATTCAGATACAGGTAAAACAACTGCACTTATTGAAGCTGCAGTTTCAGCACAGAAAAGAGGTATTTTACCCGTTTTCATTATTACTGAGATGAAGTGGAATTGGGAGCATGCAACTCAAATGGGGCTTGAAATTGATACTATTGTAGATGAGGAAACAGGTGAGATATTAGATTACACAGGTAATTTCTTATATGTTGATAGAGAAACAATTCATACAATTGAAGATGTAGCTGGGTTTATTTTAGATTTATTAGATGAGCAGAAGAAAGGAAATTTACCTTATGACTTATTATTCTGTTGGGATTCAATTGGATCAGTTCCTTGTGAAATGTCAATTAAATCAAATAAAAATAATAATGAATGGAATGCTGGTGCTATGTCAACCCAATTTGGAAATAATGTAAATCAGCGTATAGTCTTGTCACGTAAGGAAAGTAATCCATATACCAATACCCTTGTGTGTATTAATAAGGTATGGACTTTAAAACCGGAATCTCCAATGGGACAACCTAAACTTATGAATAAGGGAGGTTATGCAATGTGGTTTGATTCAACATTTGTAGTTACATTTGGTAATGTAATGTCAGCTGGAACATCTAAGATTAAAGCAATTAAAGATGGTAAGCAGATAGAATTTGCCAAAAGAGCAAATGTGCAAATTGATAAAAATCATATTAATGGTGTTACTACAAGAGGAAAAATTATAATGACACCTCATGGTTTTATAAATGATTCAGACAAAGATCTTAAGAAATATAAAGAACAATATAATGATGAATGGAAACGTATTTTAGGAGGAGGCGACTTTAAAGTAGTTGAGGAAGACCAAGAGTATGAAGATATTACACCATTTACAAATGAACCTGATTAAGATGGATAAGAAAGAACTACTAAATCTACTAAATAACATGGAAGAAAATTCTGGGGTAGAAAGTGAAAGAATAATATTAATAGATGGTTTAAATTTATTTTTTAGAAATTTTGCTATGCTTAATATGGTTAACCCAAATGGAGTCCATGTAGGAGGTTTAGGTGGTTTTTTTCGCTCATTAGGTGCATTAATAAGACAAATCCAACCAACAGGTGTTTATGTGGTTTTTGATGGAGTGGGTTCTTCCAATAATAGGAAGAACCTAATTCCCGAATACAAATCAGGTAGAAATTTACAACGAATTACAAATTGGGAAGTATTTGAAAATCATGATGAAGAGGATGATGCTAAAGTAGACCAATTAGTTAGAATAATCCAGTATTTAAAAACATTACCTGTTAAAACAGTTTCAATTGATAAAGTTGAAGCCGATGATATTATAGCACATTATAGTCAAACCTTACCTAAAAACGAAAAAGATCAAATTTTTATAGTATCATCTGATAAAGATTTTCTCCAATTGGTAAATAAAAATGTTATAGTATACAGACCAATAGAAAAAACATTTTATACTGAAGATAAAATGGAAGAAAAATATAATATGTCTTCTTCTAATTTTATTATCTATAAAACTCTAATGGGGGATAATTCTGATAAAGTAAAGGGAGTAAAAGGATTAGGTGAAAAGAAATTAGCTAAATTATTTCCTGAATTATTTTTAGAAGATATAACTATGGATGACATATATAACATATCAGAATCAAAAATGAAAGAAAATGTTATTTATGCAAGAATTATCCAAGGGATAGATGATCTAGAGAAAAATTATAAAGTAATGGATTTAAGTAATCCAATGCTTGATGAAAATGATAAAGAATATTTAAATAGGGTTGCAGACGACAAAGATCTTTCGTATCTTCCGAAGCAATTCTTAGATATGTATCATGTAGATCAATTAGGAGGCATTATTAGAAATGTTGAATTTTGGGTTGAAGATATATTTGAAAAATTAGTTACAGAAAAATAAAAGTTATATGACTCTACAATCAATAGACCAATATGGACACCAATTCCAAATTAAAGTAATTTCGTCCTTATTAACACATAAAGAATTTTTAGTAAATATTCATGATATTTTAAGTGATGAATATTTTCCTAATCAATCTCATAAGTGGATAATTAAAGAAATTCTTCAATATTATGATAAGTATAATATTAACCCTTCAATGGAAGTCCTTAAAGTGGAAGTTCAAAAAGTAGAAAATGATGTACTAAAATTATCTATTAAAGAACAATTAAGAGAAGCATATAAATCCTCAGATGATGATTTAAAATATGTTCAAGAAGAATTTTCAACCTTTTGTAAAAATCAACAGTTAAAAAAAGCATTATTAGGTAGTGTTGATTTATTGAAAGCTGGAGATTATGATTCTATTAAATTTATGATTGAAAATGCTTTAAAAGCAGGACAAGAAAAAAATATAGGTCATGAATATAATAAGGATTTAGAAGCAAGATTTAGAGAAGATAATAGAGTTACAATACCAACCCCTTGGGAAGAAATAAATAAATTATTACAAGGTGGAATTGGTGGAGGAGATTTCGGATTAATATTTGGTAATCCAGGAGGAGGTAAATCATGGTCCCTAGTTGCTTTAGGTGGATATGCTGTAAGATTAGGATATAATGTAGTTCATTATACTTTAGAATTGGGAGAAGATTATGTAGGGAGAAGATATGATGCGTTTTTTACAAATGTCCCTGTGAATAAAATTTTACAACATAGAGATAAAGTTGAAGAAGTATTACCTCAAATTCCAGGAAAACTTATCATAAAAGAATTTTCACCTGGTAAGGCAACAGTATCAACTTTAGAGTCTCACATTCAAAAGGTTAAAGACTTTGATATGGTTCCTGACTTGATTATAATAGATTATGTTGACTTACTTTCAACAAGAAAAAGAACAGCAGATAGGAAGGGAGAAATAGATGATATTTATACAAGTACTAAAGGATTAGCGCGTGAACTTAAGGTACCTATTTGGAGTGTATCTCAAGTAAACAGAGCAGGTTCTAAAGATGATGTTATTGAAGGAGATAAAGCTGCAGGGTCTTATGACAAGATTATGATTACTGACTTTTGTATGTCACTGTCAAGAAAAAAAGAAGATAAGGTAAATGGCACCGGAAGATTCCATATAATGAAAAATAGATATGGCATGGATGGGCTAACATTTGGAGTAAAAGCAGACACCTCAACAGGTCATTTTGAAGTACATGATTATGATGCGGATGATTATGAATCATCTCCACCAACAAACCAGTCTCAAAGTTATAACGATTTTGATAGTTATGACAGAAAGACTTTAAGCAAACAGTTTTTTGAATTAAATTCATAACTTAAACCAAACAAAAATATGAGTAAAGGAAACCTTCTTACCGAAAGAATAGTTTATAAGCCTTTTGAATACCCTAAAGCACATGAATATTGGTTAAAACAACAACAAGCCCATTGGTTACATACAGAAGTACCCATGATGTCAGATTTAAATGATTGGAAACAAAACCTATCAGAAACAGAAAAAGAAGTAATAGGTTCTATATTAAAAGGATTTGCCCAAACCGAAACAGTAGTAAATGATTATTGGACTGGGTTAGTTACAAGTTGGTTTAGAAAACCTGAAATTATAGCAATGGCTACTACATTTGGAGCTTTTGAAACAATTCATGCTGAAGCATACTCACTATTAAATGAAGAGTTAGGATTAACTAACTTTGCTGAATTTATGGAAGATGAAGCTACAATGGCTAAAATTGAAAATCTAATGAATGTTAGAGATAGTTTTAATGGTGAAAAAGATTGGCATGAAATAGCTAAATCACTAGCTATATTCTCAGCATTTACTGAAGGTGTAAATTTATTCTCTTCATTTGCTGTTTTATTATCCTTTAAAATGGGAAATAAATTAAAAGGAGTTGGGCAAATTGTAGAGTGGAGTATTAGAGATGAATCATTACATTCCGAAGCAGGATGTTGGTTATTCAGAACTCTATTAGAAGAATGTCCTGAATTAAAAACACCTGAATTAGAAGCAGCAATAAATGAAGCAGCTTTACTTTCTCTTCAATTAGAACTTGATTTTATAGAAAAAGTT